CAACCTACCTACAACGCCCGGCGCGACAGGGACAGTTACCTATACTGCCATAACTTCCGGCGGCGTCAGGCTAACGGCCAAGCGCTCTACAGATGCATGCGATTTCTTTGTTGACAATTTCACTGTCCGATATGTCCAGGCATTGGCAGTACAGCCAGAGACAGATGCGCCGACCCTCGAAGAAATCTTTGTGTTCACTGCTGATAATGACGGCATCGAGTCGGCATCCCAGGTCGAGCAATTCAATATCTCACAGCTCCATGATCTGACAGTGACTGAAATCACTGCAAATACTGAGGTTGAGACTCCAACAGTCACGCAATCGCATAGCTTAACATCCTCTGATATTCTGGCTAATACAGAAGTAGAAACTCCGACTATTAGTCAAATCGCAGCTCTTACAGCTGATGATATCGAGTCTGCATCCATTACCAATGATACCTCGCTGGCAGAAATTCATGTTCTTACTGTCGCTGAAGTCAGTGCAAACACAGAAGTCGGAAATCCAACAGTTGCTCAGATTCATGAGCTGGGTACCGTTGACAACGATGGTATCGAGGCGGCATCCCAGGTTGAAGAATTTAATATTCAACAAAACCATGTCTTTGCTGTTACTGAAGTCAGTTCAACCACAGAGGTCGAGAACCCAGTAATTGGTCAGAAGCATGCTCTTACTGCATCTAATATTGATTCTCCGACATCAGTTCCTGAAGGCGGTTTGCCACCAATCGGCCAAAACCACAATATGACAGTGACTGAAATCACTGCAAATACCGAAGTTGATAATCCTGTATTCTTCCAGGCTAATGCATTGGATGCCACTGGGCTTAGTGCAAATAGTGAAGTCGAAATTCCGGCGGTTGGTCAGGTTCATAACTTTACCGTTTCTGAAATCGAGGTCATACCAGAAAATGGTACGCCAGCAATGGGTCAGGAGCATGCACTAGGTACCGCTGACAATGATGGTATCGAGTCCGCATCTGAGGTTGAAGAACATAACCTCATTCAAATCCATAACTTCTCTGTCACTGAGGTTAGTGCGAATACAGAGGTCGAGAACCCATCAATTGGTCAGGAGCATGTTCTTACTGCTTCTGATATCGAGGCCGCCACAGAAACCGAATCTCCAGTTCTGACACAAAAGCATGTTCTGACAGAACAAGACATCGAATCAATTTCGCGCGTCGAAAATCCTGTTATGTCCTCGCCCCCAGAGGATTCATTGTCAGCAGACGATATGTCTATGGTAACTGAAGTGGACAATCCACTATTCGGTGAAAAATATGTCTTTACTGTCACTGAGGTTAGCGCAAATACAGAGGTTGAAACCCCGGCGGTCGGTCAGGTCCATAATTTAGTAGCCATTGATATCGAGTCTGCATCTGAGGTTGAAGTAACAAATGTTACTCAGAACCATAACCTAACAGCAGCCGATATTGTTTCGACATCAGAAATTGAAATTCCCACTTTCGGGCAGAACCACGTCATGGCTGTCACTGAAGTAGAGGGCGTGCCGGAACTCGATTTTGCTCATATCAATATCAAGTGGAACTTAACTGTCACGGAATTCGATGTTCTCACAGAATTAACTCAACCTGATATAGGCCAATTCCACACTCTATCAACTCTGGGTATCGAATCTGCCACAGACGTCGAGGAATGGTCTATTGCTCAAGAACATAATCTATTAGCTGGAGGAATTGAATCTCCATCAGAGACCGCCAATCCAGGTATGTTCCAGAATCATCTTCTAGGAACACCACCAAATGTTGAATCTACCTCAGAGGTAGAAACTCCGCTCGCGCTAGAAAAGGACGTCCTGGTTGCGCTCGATACTGAATCTAACAGTGAAACGGATGCGCCAGTATTTGCATTCCAATACATAATGTATGCAAATGGTATTGAATCTGCTACAGAATTGGAATTACCAGGAAGAGAAATTTACACCGAAACAAACAGACCGCCGCGTCGTAAAGTCCGGGTACCAATAAATAAGCAGAAGAAACATGTTATCAGAATCCTAAGAAAAGTTTTACCGAGGTAAAATGTCACAAGAACTAAATCTAAATGTCGATCAGGGGGCAAACCTTGAAATACGCTTTACTGTGCTTGATGAAAATGATGATACAGTTGATTTAAGTTCGTATACCATAGAATCGCAAGTCAGAAAAAACTACGATGCCGCAAATACATGGTCATTTACTACAGAATCTGATAATGAAGGCAACCTATCACTAAAAATGACCTCCGAGGAATCTGCCAATGTGCCTCCGGGGCGCTACAACTATGATGTTGAAATCGTATCTCCTTCAAATACCACAACAAGAATACTTGAGGGGCTAATTACTTTCCAACCTAACATGACTAGGTGACATAAATAGTAATATGGGATTATTGTAGGAGGAAAAAAATGGACGACAATCTCATTTTTGGAGTCGTTATCGGTCTTTTGATGGGTTGGAATTTTTTACCCCAACCAGCATGGGTTAGGAGCTTATTTGAAAAATTCAAGCTCATACAGAAATACAGTGATGAGACACCTAAAGAGGACGACTCAGCAAACACATAAGTATAAATAGAATATATTGATGTCTTGCGGTGCTCATGCGCAGGCCCTGAAACCGTTATTGGGTTTTCCTGGTAACGGTTTCTCTTTACCTAAATACCTCCAAAAAGGGAAAGAAAATGGCTACTGCATCTTCACGACAGGAATTAAAGGATTATTGTTTTCGCCGATTAGGACACCCGGTAATTCAAATTAATGTTGAAGATTCACAAGTCGATGACAGAATTGATGAGGCTCTAGAGTATTATAGGGACTATCATTTTGATGCCACAGAGAAACTTTACTTTAAGCACCAAATCACTGCTAATAATCGGAATGATCGCATTCACGATGTTGTTGTTCATGCTGGAGGTACAGGTTATCAAAACACTGATACTGTTGTATACACAGGTGGCCAGATTGGTCGTGCCCCTACCGATCCGGCTGCATCCATTACTACAGATGCCAATGGAGCCATTCTAAGCGTCACACAGAGCGCTTTTGGTAATGGGTATGCTACTGCCCCTGAAGTCACAATTACCACTGGTACAGGCTCTGGAGTCGTTCTAGAGGCACGTCTAGGGGGGTTCATAGAAATACCTGAGAATATCATGGGTGTGATACGCATCTTCGACATCGGCTCTGCTCTCGCGGTAGGTAATATATTCAGTATACAGTATCAGATTGTGCTAAACGACCTTTATAATCTGACAGCGGTCAGCATGGTCCCATACTACATGACATTCCAACATCTGAGGCTAATTGAAGAATTACTCGTCGGCCAGCAACCCATCCGCTACAATCGGCACAAAAACATTTGTCATGTGGACACCAACTGGGACCGGTTTAGCGAGGATCAATTCCTGATCCTAGAATGCTATGAAGTAGTCGATCCGGATATCTATAACGATGTATGGAATGATCGATGGCTCAAGCGTTATGCAACCGCGCTCATTAAACTGCAATGGGGTGATAACACTAAAAAATATGCTGAGATGCAACTCCCCGGAGGCATGTATTTCAATGGACAGCAGATATACGATGAGGCCATGCAGGAAATAGCTGAATTGGAAAAGGAGATGATTACTTCTTATTCGCTTCCTGTATCCGATATGATTGGATAATAGATGCCCACGAATGTCTTTTTCAACAATTATGACCACACACAAGAACAACTCCTCTATGAAGACTTAGTCATAGAGTCAATACAAATTTATGGGCATGACGTCTATTACATACCGAGGACATTGAACAATTATGATGAGCTATACACCGAAGATACAATATCGTCGTATGAGAACGCCTACGATCTCGAAATGTATGTCAAGTCAGTCGATGGCTTCACTGGCGATGGCATCTTCTTGTCTAAGTATGGCTTGGAAATCAGAGATGAAGTTATATTTACAGTTTCCAAAAGACGTTTTGAAAAGCAGATCACTTCTATTGACGAAACGCGGAATACGCCAAAAGAGGGCGACTTAATCTATTTCCCACTGAACAAAAAATCATTCCAGATCAAATTTGTTGACTATAAGCCATTCTTCTATCAGCACGGCCAACTTCAGACATATGACTTGGTTTGTGAGCTGTTTGAATACAGCGGCGAGGATTTTAGCACCGGGATTATTGATATCGATGAGGTCCAGACAAAATTTGATTATGATGTCCTGGAAGACGCGCTCCAAATGGAGTCCGACGGCGCATATATGTTCACAGAGAATGGGCAATATCTATTGATGGGTCATATTGATACCTCCACGCAAGACCTGGGTTCTGATAATATTCCAATTCAGGATGAGCAAGAAGAAGACAATATCTTTGACTGGAGTGAACTTGATCCATTCTCGGAAGGAGAATACTAATAATGCTGAGTTTCAAACAATTTGTGCTTCGAGAGTCATATATAGATCGTGGATGGGAACGAGAAAGATGGTCTGAAGGTACCACCCATAGACATAATTCTAATGTGCATGGTCATCTGGTAAAAGTTCATTTTGATATTGAACATAGAAAACCTACTCATGCAGAAGTTGACTTTTCAGTAAACCAAAGAACAGCCAGAGGTAATTTCTCTCCTTATAAACCCTCTCATGCCCTGGCAGTGATGAAGCATGTCCGACGTAAAGCGAAGGAATTCTTAAAACAAAATCCTCATATCAAAACACTCGGGTATAGTCCAATGGATGCTCCCTTACCAAACGAAACAGATGATGCTGGCGCAAATAAGCGCGAAAAACGTAAAGATGAAATCTATAAAAGATTAGCAGGTAAGGTGACTGTTCACAACGATCCAGACAGCCATACCGGTGCAAGAATCATAAAGGTTGGAAACTAATGTTTGGACAAACCTTCTATCACGAAATAATACGGAAATACATCATTTATATGGGAACCCTAATGAATGATATTCATATTGAGAGGTTGGGTGCAGACGGAGAGGTAACAGATTTCCTGAAGGTTCCGCTGACATATTCCCCAAAGGATAAGATGCTGGCGAGAATTGTTCAAGAGCCCAACCTTGATAGAGAATCTGCTGTTACCCTCCCTCGCATGTCATTCGAGTTGACAAATCTATTCTATGATGGGCCGCGAAAGCTAAAAACCCAGGGTAGAATTGTTGCTAAAGAAGAAGACGATCCAAACAAGCATAAGTATATCTACAATGAAGTGCCGTATAACCTCAATTTTACTTTGTACATCTATGTAAAACATGCCGAGGATGGAACCAAGATTGTTGAACAAATCTTGCCGTACTTTGCACCCGAATGGAATGCTACATTGGTTATGATTCCTGAAATGAACATACGTAGAGATATTCCAATTCAGGTTATGTCAACACGTTCTGAAGACTTGTATGAAGGACCGTTTGAGACGCGGCGCACATTAGTATGGACAATTGATTTCATGATGAAAGGGTACCTGTGGGGGCCGGTCAAGACAGCTCCAATTATCAAATTTGCAAATATCAATTTCTATGCCACAGGTGGCGCAGAAAACATTGAAGATGAGATTGGAACTCTTGACCCGGTTTCTCGCATTACAGTCCAGCCAGGACTAGATGCCAATGGCAATCCCACAACAAATACCGAGATATCAATCGATAGAGACCTAATCGAAGCAGATGATGATTGGGCATATATCATCACGCCAACCGGGATAATCATTAGCCAATGAAATCATTCAAACAATTCATTCAAGAATCCTCCGATATTGTAACCAAGTTTGCTACCAAGGCGCATGAAGAATGGCGCAAGGGGTTTGATCCAGAGGGATCAGGGAAAGAGCGGGTCAAGAACAATAGTGATGGCTCCAAGGGAAACATCAATGTTCCTTTCCATAAGCTTCATCCTGATTGGCAAAAGGAAAATCTTGCCGCTGGTAAGGCGGCTCTGGAGGCTCATACAAAACACCCACACGATGAAGAGAAAGCCGCTGAACACGTCCATAATGAATGGATGAAGAGAAACCCCAAAGCGGACTGGAATGCGCATCAGCATGTACCCTATTCTGACCTTTCTCATGAAGAGAAGGAAAAGGACAGAGAGCATATCAGAACCATAAAAGGTTTAAAATGAAGAACTTTAAACAATTCATTCAAGAGATGAGTCCTGATTTTGTCAAGCAGGCCAATAAGACCTCCAGAACACTCGGTGCAATTGGTGCCAAGGCCCTGGTGCCTCGACATGTGGCCGAGATCGCCAAACCAGAACATAAGGTGCTGGACTTCGGTGCCGGTAAGGATGCTGCTCATGCGCAGAGGTTGCGCTCAGAACATGGCCTGAATGTAACAGCTCATGAATTTGGTGACAATCAACGCAAGGGTGTTCACGATCCTAATGCGTTAAATAGAAGGTACCATGTGGTATATGCTTCCAATGTATTGAATGTACAGGGTGAACGTCATCCCGGTGATAGGGAAATGTTTAAGAGCACCATCAAACAGATACATGGAGCATTACATAAGGGCGGATCGTTCGTTGGGAATTTTCCGGCGTCGCCGCGCTATAACAGTATGACAGCAGATGATGTACATCAAGAATTGGGAAAACATTTTAGTAGTGTGGAGAGGGTGAAGGGCAAAGGCACAAAACAAGCCCCGGTCTTTCATTGCAAGAAATAGATGATAGCAGGTAAATTATGGGGAAAGACGGCATTAATACATGCCAATCAATCCTTTGAGTTTCACAGAATTGAATTCAAAAAGGGCTACAAATGCTCAGAGCATAAACACTTATACAAGTGGAATGGCTTCTTTATTGAGCAG